AAAGAGTGGATAAGTCAGAAACTCCGCTTATATCTCCGCCGTAAAGCGCTGAAAGTGGCTTATTTTCACTTTTTAAAGTTGTTAAAACCGCTTGTATTGCCGTTACTTGACTCGTAGCGAAAGCCGCCTCTTTATAATAAACTCCAACTTGTCTAATTATTCCGTTAGCCGTGTCTTGTAATGTTTTTATTTCTAAAAAGTCCGGAGTCCCCGACGGAACCGCAAAATAACCCAACCAAAGTTGGCCGTCCGGTTGTTTCTCGAAAAATTCTCTTATATGGTACCACTCAACGCCGTGCGCTGCGCTCCCCTCTATAATTCCGAGGGCCTCAGCTCCCGAAAGGGAGTAAACCGTTTTAATCCTATCGCTAGCTCCAAAACCACTCGGGAGCGTATTATTATAATACACAAGGCCACTAATATGGTCCTTACTTGCTAAAGGAGTCCCAAGTCCGGCCGTGTTGATGTTAAAATCTACTTTATTTATTGCCATTTTTAACCCTTTTTTTAGGTTTATAAATCTCTTTAATTGTTAGCCCGTTTTTATCCGCGTGAGCTTGCGCAAAATGGAGTTCCAAAAAAATTACTTTGTCGGAGGTCTCATAAAGGACCTCCGACTCAGTAAAATATTTTTTATAAACTTTGTCCATTTTTTAACCTTGGATTAAAGCGTAAACTCCTTTTTCGTCAGTTCTTCCGGCCGTTCCTCCCGCTCTTACCGCTGCATTAAATACAGAACCTAAATATGTCGGGCTATCAATATCCGAGTAAACCTTAACCGCTCCCTCTGCTCTTCTAACGTAGTTGTCAGCCCAAGCAATAACCGCTAAATTATCAGTCGTTGCCGTTGCCGCTCCTACTCCTTTTTTAGCATTTGAAGAGTTAAAATAAACCGATTTTGATCTCTTGAAAACTTTCATTCCGAAAATCTCCCCGATTTGACCGTCTACCGTTGGCTTTCTATTAACATAATCAAAGTTAATAAAGCTATCAATTTTTAATAGTTGAGCGTAAAGTCTTGCATCTACTAAAATATTACGAGCTCCCGCGTCTACGTCGTCAATATCGAACTTAATTGCTAGGTCCGCTAAATCGTTCCTTGTTAAAACCGTTCTTGTTCCCGTTGCNCCNGGTGCTAAAGCCGAACCGTCAGCCGTTCCCGTCATAACCGACTTATTAGCCGCTATTGTCGGAGCCCAAGCNTAAGCGATTTCGTCCGCTATTCTTGTATTAAGGCTTCTTGTGTGGTCCTTTAAAATATCCGCTCTCTTGTTGTAGTTTGTAACGATCTCGTTAACGTCCTCGATATGGATAGGGTCCGTTGCGTAAAGGTCTACTAAATACGTNTTAACGTCGTCCGTTCTTTGCGACGGTGTTAAAGGAAATGAGGACGGATTTTTTAATATTGTTGGAACCGCTCCACTTTGTGGGATTTCAACCGACCCGAAAGCCGCTCCGATATTTCCGTCAACTTTNGATTGCTTATAAAAAGCGTCTTGAGGGAATAAATTCTCTTGTAATTCCTTGCTAAATAATTTAACTACTTGTTCAGCCATTTTNTTTAATTTTAATTATTAATATTATTATTATTTTGTTAGTCTTCTAAATACTCNTTAAGCATTGAGTCGAATTTTTCCGGATAATCCGCTTTTAATTGCTCCAATCCTTTTGGGTCCTCTTGGCTCCATTGTTGNAAGTCCCACTCTTTGCGCTCCTCTCCGTTGTCTTTTTTAGCTTCCGGCTTAATCTCGTTTTTAAGGTTTACGGCCTTAGTTACTCCGGCGAAACTACTTAAAAGCTCTTCCGTTTTCTTTAAGTCGTTTGTCGCTTGGTTAATCCAAGACTCACGCGAGTCCTCTTTTATTTTTCCGGACTTAATCGCAGCGTTAACCACGTTTTCCGCCGCTTGCTTTTTTAACTCGTTAACCTCGTTAGTAAGCTCCTCGACTTTTACCTCGTTAGATTCTTTTAACTCTCTTAACTCGTTAGTTAACTCCTCAGCCATTGAGTTTTTAGACTCTTTTAGCTCGTTTAACTCGTTAGTCAGCTCCTCAACTTTTGTTTTATTAGCCTCCTTAATTTCCGTTACTTTTGCGATAATATCCGCCTCCGTTGCGTTTTCTATCTCCAAAAATTCGTTTAATTTATCCATTTTCTCGTTTTTATTAATATAAATATTGGCCATTTCATAAAGGGCCTCTAAATTATTAGTGATTGATAACTCCGGCTTAGCTCCTCGGCTTTCCTCGATCTCGTCAAAAAAGCCCATTTCCTTAGCCTCTAAAGCGGTTAAAACCGTTTCCTTTCCTAAAATCTCGCTAACTTGGTCCTCCGTTAAGTTGGCTTTTACCCCTATCATAGTTTTTAAACTCCCTAACATTTTACTTAAAAGGTCGCCGTCGACTTTTTTACCGTTTGGAACTTGTGGCCCGTGAGCGTGGAAAATTCCGTAGTCCATAATAACCCGCTTGTCTCCGGCTTGGGATATTATCCCGGCCATACTTGCGGCGATTCCTACAACTCTCGTAATTGTCTTAAATGGGGCGTCTTTTATAGCGCTAAAAATACTAAAGCCCTCCTTTATTGATCCGCCTATACTATTAATTTCGATAATAACCTCCTCGACTCCTACCTCAGCCAAAAAGTCCATTTCTTTTGCGAAGTCGTCGCCGTTTATTCCTTTGGCTCCGTCCTTATCAATAGGCTTTTTAATTGCTAACTTAGCGGATTTTTTCCCGGTTGAGTAATTAGTTATATAGGTAAAATTTTCCATTATAAATAAATTTAGTTATTTTTAGAGGTTTTTATTATAATTTTATCCTTTTGTTGGACCAATAAAGACCAAGTTTTTTAAGTTATGAGTATAAAAATAGAAATTAAAGCATGGATTCACGGGCGCCGCCGTATGTTATTCGAGAGACTAAAAAGCAAAAGGGAGGCTAATAACGCCGCCCTTTTACGTGAAATTTTAGACTTTTATTTTAATAACCACCCCGACGGAAAGCCTTAAATTAGGTAATATCTAAGAAGTTGCTCGCAACCTCAAAAGAATAAGCCGCTGCCGTCGTGCTTGCTATTAAAGTTGTGTTAATATTAAAGTTATAAATCCCCGAAGTTGGCCAACCCGTTGAGGGCTCAACTATCGAAACGACCCCCGCAGCGCTAAGGATTGCCTCCGTTACTATTAAAACATTTCCCGTATTATTTACGCCAATTATTGGAAACCTTACTTGTTGCGCGAATATATCGCAAGAATAAGCCGAAAGCGTGCAAATTTCCTCAAAAGTAGCAATTGACCCGGCGAAACTTTTTGAGAAAATTCCGAAAATTGTTGTACTAAAATCCGCGTTAACTCTTGACCCGGCGAAAGTCCCTTGCATACTCCAACCCGTGGACAAAGTTACCGAACTAAAAGCCGGAACTTTTACGCTTGTCGCTATATCTGTAATTTTTAACGCCGCCCTTTGTGTAAAATAGTCCTCCGCTATATTTTTAACTGAGGAGGCCACTCCGCAAGAGATAACCACAACCTCCGAACTTAAAGTTATTCCCGTCCCCGTTGGTAGTGTCATATTTCCCCCCACTACGCTAGCCGTTTCAACCGTGCAACCAAAAGAGGTTAAAATCTCTTTATTATTTCCGTCGTTAAAAACTCGACTAACCGGAGCCTCCGCCCCTTTATATATGTAAATTAATCCCGTGTTACTTGGTCCCGTGTTGTAAGTACCTCCGGGATAAAAACAAACCTCTCCACCGGATAGAATAAAACCCGGACTAATTACGGGGTTACTCGTGTCCGTATTGTCGTACTCGCAACCGGATAAAATTAACCCACTTTGAAAGAAAGCCGTCGGGCTTGTTGTCCCATATTGCAAAAGGGGTAATTTAGACCTTAAAGCCTCCATAGTGTTAATATAGTCCTTTCTATTGTTCTCTTGAACTCTCAAAATGTCGTCTGCAAATATCGGAGCTCCTCCGGTATTCATTTCGCCGCTCCCTATATCCTTAAAGCGTGGGGTTTTTGTTTTTAGTGCCATATCTTAATATTGTGCTATTGTGTAAAAAGTTGAGGCCGGCCTCAATCGGTCGACTTGTTGCTTAATTGCTGCCGCTCCATTTGCAGCGAATACCGCCGTGGGAACATAGACAACAAAATTACGGTTGTTAGTAACTTCCGCCGTATTGTTAAAGTAAGCCGGAGCTTGTCCCTCGGATAAATTGTAAAAAGTAAAGGGAGGTAAACCCTCGGTAATATTAAAAAATATATCCGGCGTAATGTTGTCCCCGGAATTATCAATATAAATAAAAGGGGCCACCGTTACGCTAAAAGCCGAGTTAAGGACCTCCTCCAATAAAATACGTTGGCCGTTTTGCTTTGCTCGGTTAATTACGTCCGGTTTATATACGCTAAATGTTGAGTCGTGCAAAGTTTTTAAAGGCGTTAAGCAAGCCGTTAAAAAGGCGACCGTCGTAACCTCTCGCTTATCCGGAGGTAAGTAAGTCGTTACAAAATCGGTATAATTAATTAAGTAAACGCTCATTTTTTTAAGTATTAGGGATTAAGTCGTCCGTTAAATAAATAATTTCGTCGTCTAAAGTGTAGCCGGGCGTATCCTCTGCTATTGCATAACCCGCCGCCGTTTCTCTTTGTACGTTTATAAAAACTCCGGACGGTGCAACCGTTGCGAAGTCCCTCAATATTGGCCCGGCGTTATAGTCTGAAATTGTTACGACTCCGGTAATTAATTGTAAACGGTCTATTAAGTCAGTCCTTACGATTATACCGTCAAAATTTGTCGTGCTAATCTCTTTTAAATAATTGGCAACGGCTAAATTTACCGCCGTTTTAATATCTGCTAAATTGTATTGTCTTAGATAATATATTTTAAAGTTTGTAAGCCTTACGCGGTCCGGTTGTTGGCTCGTTACGTCGATCGGAATACCTACAAAGCCAATCCGTGAAAGGTAACCCTCGAGCGCTACCTTTTCGGCTGCTATTAATGGGGTTAAGTTTCCGCTTCCGTCGTCCTTAGCCGCTTTTACTAAAACCCGGCCGTTAGCTTGCTCCTTAACCGCTGCGGCCGTTACAACTCTTAACGCCGTATTAATAACCGGATAAGTAACTCGTCCGTCTACAACTTGGGTAACTTGTGGGCTAGTTGCTGAGTATTGAAACTCTAAAACCCTCTTTTGTAACCATTCCGCCGTACCCGGAACCGCCTCCCGTGCTATTTGCTCGAGCTCCAA